GGGAGGGTATCCGTTTTCGGAAACACCAATGGAGCGCGAGCTCCGCCTTGTGGGGCGAAAACTCGAACTTCGTCGATGAGATCCGTCGGTGGAAAACCGGCTAGCTTTGGTGAGGGGCTAACACCCTCTTACCCTTGCGAAATAGATCTAGAACTTTCGTCCAAGATCGACCTCACAAGTGTAACTTCTTTTCTCGCATTCGCAATTATCGCAACATTAAACCGTAGCACTAAACTAACACAACAATTAACAATGAAGAGAAATAAAACATTAATAGCTTTAAAACTATTTAATCTACTCACGAAATGGGTAGTAAAACTTGGTGTATTCTATGGAATACGGTCCGAAGTTTTAGTTTCATCTTCTCGGTCATTCACCGATTTAGTGATCAAATGTGTTAGAACTCGTGGTGGTTTAAATACCATCGATAAATTGAAGAAAACGAGAGTGTTCTTTTATCAGAACATAGCTGATTCCGATTCAAAGGAATTGCCAGGTCTAAGCGTATACAAGTCCGGTGTGCCCAAAATATTTGGTCCCACTCTAAACTCGTATATGTATAAACCTGATTCTCGAATGTCTTGCATAAGGTTCGTGCTGACTGTCTTGCAATGTGCAAGAGTGATACTTGAATGGAAGAAACCAGATATAAATACTCTGGTTAAACCTCCTAATATCAAGGATCAAGTCAGGATGAGACAATTATGTAATTTTATTGACCAATGGAAATTTCCATCGGGAATCAAGCTGAAGTATTGGCAAGAACCGCACGCGACAATGAAGATGGGACCAAACGGTCCTGCACTTCACTGTGCTTCGGTTGATTACAAACCTTTTGTTCAACGCTATGGTTTTGACACCATGCAAGATCTAAAAGCTTGTAATGCAATTGACTACTTGGAATCCTCTCTTGAAGTCCTTGATTGTTGGGTAATCCCTGGAAAACCTCCTCGCAAGGAGTTAATCCTGAGACGACTTTCAACAATCGATGACAAGGAGGGGAAGAAAAGAATCATCGGGATTGTTGACTATTGGTCACAAACGATCTTAAAACCTCTACACGATCAGTGTATGAAGATTCTTGAGACGTTTAAGGCTGATAGAACTTTCAATCAAGGTGATTATACTCCACTTGATAACCCAGGACATAAGTTCTACTCCTTTGACTTAACAGCTGCTACTGATAGATTTCCTTTGTTACCACAATTCCATGTGGTTCAAAGACTTCATGATCAGGCTTTTGCTAAGGCATGGAAGGACTTAATGGTAGGCGAACCATTCCTTTTCGAAGGTAAATGGATTCCTTACCGTACTGGGCAACCAATGGGAGCTTATTCATCGTGGGCTGTCTTCTCTTTAACACATCACTTAGTAGTACAATTTTGCGCGAACCAAGTAGGTTACCCTAAAGGTTCGTTCAAACATTATTACTTACTAGGAGATGATATCGTTATTAGAGATGATAACGTCGCGATGGTGTATCGTGATCTGATG